CCATTGGGGGGGGTCACAATTCCTTTTAAGGGGAGAGTCAAATGACTTCATATCAGGATACTCGTACAAGACGTGGTCCCGATTCCCTCGCATTTATTCGCGAGGGGATGAGATCACCAGGGGCTGGTTGGATAAATTACCAGTATGCAAGTTATGGTAGTACCCACCGGTCTAGCGGGCAAACGATTACCTCTGTCCGTACTACGAGTAAGACAATGCCAGAGTTTGAAACACCTCTGGCTGCGTCACCACTCCTTTACATGGACCAAGTTCATGGCGTTGTAAAGGAACTAGACAGGACAGTGAGGCCGAAGAGTCGGCTTCAGCGTAAAGTGTGGCAAATATGCAACCCACATCCTGTAGATATGAAGAAGTTTGAGAGCACGGTAGGGAAGGAGCAAACTACACTCTTTTTCCTAAAATGCTTGCAGAAAGGTTGGCCAGCTTGGACGGCCTATGACTTCCATTACACCGGAAATATCATGGACCATGCTCTTGGGTTTGTTATCCCAATTTCAGAGTATTCCGCGCTGCCTACTGCAATTACACGGTTTCAGCACCTTGCGCTCACGAAAGCCTATGCGAAAAGCAAAGCCTCGGTATATCAAGTTATGGTATATCTTGGTGAGTTAAAGGAAACTGTGGAAATGCTGCTAAATCCTCTTAGCGCTTTAAAGAACTTTTTGAAGCAGCCCGATGGTAAGAGAATTCTATCGGGTGAAAAGTTGATTGGAGATCTCTGGCTTCAGTATAGATATGGCTTACTGCCACTTATGCTGACCGTCCAGGATGTGATCGAACAATTAATCGTTAAACTTCACAAAGGGTTCCGTGTCAAGCAACATCGCGCAGGTTCACACCTGAGCAATGTACGGACTTCTGGAACGCTGGACCAGAATCTTTGCGCAAATCTATTACTCCGTTCTCAACGGAGTATAGAGACAGGCATTCAAGGGTTTGCTACCCTGGCCACAAAACATAACACGTGGTCACAGGAGCGTATACTCGGGACGAGATGGCAGGATTTACCTGCCACTTTATACGAGTTAACCCCCTTGAGCTTTGTCTGGGATTGGATCTGGAACATCGGATCGTGGATACAATCTATCGTACCTGATCCTAGTGTGACGTACCTTGCTAATACAGTCTCTATAAAACGTACATATGAGGTCAAATTGCAACCAATCGCAATTGGTTTAGGACCACTCTGGACGAACAAGGGGTTGTTGAATGCAGGAAGTGTCGGATTGAAGGAGGCATCCTACCGTGAAGACACCTTAGTACGTACTGTCAATCTCCAAATTCCTTCTTTGCCAATTTACCAGGCAAAGTTACTTTCCTTGAGCAGATCAGCAGATGCAATTTCGCTGATCGTGACTCGCATCCTCTCACAAAAATGAGTAAAGGAGTACTATGGGTCTGCAAAACGCATCGATCCTCACCGGAACAACAGTTTCTGCTACCGGCGGCACCGCTCAAACCTTCGGTTCGAACGGGAAAGAAGTGAACAATGGTGTTCAATGCATCGACACCGCTGTTACCGATTTCAGGACGCGTCCAACCTTAACGGCGAAGACCGCGGATCCTGTGCAGTTACCTGATGGATCGTTAACGAAGGACAAGCGTGTAATGACTTACGCCGAGCCTTTCGTAGATTCCAGAGGGACGATACAATATGACTATATCAGGATCGAGAGGAGAGTCCACCCTGAAAGCGCAGCGTCGAAAGGCGTTGAGCTTTTGAAGAAGGGTGCACAATTCTGTTTTGATTCTGACTTTGCGTCGTATTGGTCAACGGGCAACCTACTCTAGTGCAAGCAACAAAACAAGTTCTGTTCTTGATGCTTAGGGTCCTGTATTTCGTCGGACGTGTTGTCCTTCGATGCATGACCTGCACTGAAAAATGTACTATTGGACACAGCCATGGTAATGAAAAAGAAGGCCGTAAAAAGCCAGACAGTAACGAGTAGACCAATCCGTCATTCGGATGACCTCATGCGTCGCATGTGGTTGTCACTAGCGAGGGATTTCCGTAGAAATTTGAATGGGACTTCGTTTTGCAGGCGCCAAGAATTGGCGCTTGCAGACATAAAGGGGTTCAGAGTAACATCCTGGGCCTCTTTGTGGGGGTCATCGGCACAAATTTTCAAGTGTCAGACTCAACTTAAAAACCTGTTCAAGAGATATATCTTTGCCGACGACGTAAGTTCTGAAATTCTTAAAACAGATGCTTTGAACGGCTTTGCAGCCTTTCAGGTAGAACTTGCAGCTCCCAAGAAGGAGCCAGGTGAACTGGAATACCGAGTCTTGCAAAAGGCAAGGTGTATAATTAAGAGCGTACTCGGGGAATACTCCGAGGAGGAACACTTTAATTTCGTCAGAGCCGGAAAGCGGGCCAATGTGGGTGTGCCGTACGACCGTTCGTATCTGGACGTTAAGATGGCGGCACTCACAGGGTCTTTGGAGCATCAACAATGGTTTAATAACTATCTTGCAACAGATCAAATCTTGCAAGATGTCCTGGTAAGATGTCCACGCGATTCCTATCAGAGAGTGAAAAACTCTGATGGTAGCAATAATGCTAATTGCGTAGGACCAAGCAGGGCGATTGTTGACCACCTCACAGCTACCGCAGTACCGAAGAGTTTCAAAGCAAACCGAATTATTGTACCAAACACGGTACTCGGAGCAATGCATTCTTATGGTTTAGGATGCATCATCCAAGAGCGTTTGCTTAACGCGGGTTTAGACATACGGCATCTCCAAAAGAAACACGGAGCTATCGTACAGTCGGCTTCTCTATCACGGTCATTGGTAACAGCGGACCTTTCAAAGGCCTCTGATTTGTTTACTACTGCACTTGTGAATCGTCTTGTCCCACGCAAGTGGTTCAAGGTGTTGAAGTTAGGTAGAGTCAAGAATATTGACATAAATGGGACTGTATCACAACTCAGTTCTTTTATGGCGATGGGTATTGGCTATACATTTCCGTTAGAGACCCTGATATTCTGGGCAATATTGAAAAGTATTGCTACGCTAGCCGGAGTCAAAGGTAAGATTTCAGTCTATGGGGACGATTTAATCTATCCCCGAAGGTTACACAAGTACGTTGAGTACCTGTTTCCTAAAATCGGACTGATCCTCAATACCGATAAAACGTTTAGTGATTTACCCTTCCGCGAATCTTGCGGTTGTGATTTTTACAAAGGGGTAGATGTCAGGCCCTTTCAGCCGGAGGGTTCCGGAGAGAGGTTAGGTATTGCAGCGTATAGATCTTTCTGCTACAAAATGTTAAATGGTATACTTCGGAGGTGGGACGTGTTGGAAATCCCAACAACAGTGTTAATGTTGCTGAAAGAGATCCTTTCTGTCGACGTTAATCTTAAGATTGTCCCGCCCGACTTCCCTGATGAGTCTGGATTGCATTTCCTTTCGCCGTCTTCGATACCCCTCAAGCGTAAGCTTGAAATGTGGGGTCTATCTTGGCATTTTGCGATAGCATATCCAACTTGGAACAAGCATCTCCAATGTCACTCCTTTTTGTATTGGAGGGCAATAGGTGCTGATCGTTCAGTTCCGTACGTTTACCCGTACTACTGGGATGCATTACGTGGTCCTGAAGAGGATCATAAGTGGAACCCTTTGACGACATTACAGGATTCTAAGAATCTGCGGTGGGTAAAACCATTCCCAGTACGGGGATGGGATCGCTATCGGAGTAAGATTTCCGGTAAACGGTTTGTCCGCTGCTATCCTGTAGTGAATAGGAAGAAGGACGTGCGTTACAGGCTGGATAGCGGTGTGAGAACGTTCTAATCTCACAACCCAAAGGGGCGCCGAGTAGTCTCGGTGCTGCGAATACGAACCTCAGTTGTAGGATGGATCGGGTAAAGTCCTTTCATTAGCTGGACAATATCGGATCCGTTGCTGCACCGGGGCCGTCCCTGTGATGGGGATTGCCTGTGGTGGGGTCGTCG